TTCGTGAGAACTCTTGGTATACTACAGATACAGCCCTACATGGTGCTGCGGATGCTGTAGCTCAAGATTATATGCAAAAGAATCCTAATTCTTCCTTTGAAGATGTTCTTTCACACGTAACAAAAGAGATTAAGACTAAGTTTATGGATAAACCAAAGCGAACTGCCACAGTAGAAAGTGGCTCAAATGGAGCTACTCCTCGGGGTAAATCCAAACTCTCAAAAGCCGATTTAAGCGACGATGAGCGAGAGATTATGCGTACTTTTATTCGTAGGGGTGTATTTGCCAACGAACAAGAATACATTGATGAACTCGCCAAAGTAAAGGGGCTTTAATATGCGCAATACTACAAATCAGACAGAGACTTCTCGGGTTGCTACAGATCGACCCAAACGTGTACCTATTAATGGACTACGAGACAAGCTTACAGTGAAAGGCATTCCTGAGCATCTCCACGCCTGTTGGGTAAACGATAACAATGTAGAGCGGTACAAGGATGCTGGATACAGCTTCTGGACCGGCTCTGCTACCGTGGGTGATAACCACGTAGATAGCAATACTGGGCTGTCAAACTCCGTAGTATCCCGAAACGTAGGAAATGGAGTTACCGCATTCGTGATGGTAATTCCTAAAGAACTCTACGAGCAGGATATGAAGGAACTTGAGCAAGACATTGCCAGCCGAGAAGCTATCTTATTTCGTTCTCAAAAACAAGCTGAAGGTAGATATGGCAATATTGAAGTCAACCACGGTGGAAAAGTTGCTTAATATCTACTCGGAGGCTTTGTCCTCTTAGGAGATAATATGGCTAACGTAAATCGTCCAAGTGGTTTTAAACCACTACGTTATCGAAATGGCTCAGACTGGAACGGACAAGCTAACACTTATGCTTACTCCGCTTCCAACTCTGTTGCGTCTTACAAGTATGATCTAGTAAACTTTGATTCTACAAACCGTTCTGCATCACTGGCAGATCCTTACATGCCAGGACTTCCGTTCGTAGCAAGTGTAGCTTCAGATATTACAACTGCTGCACAACGAGGCGTTGTTGTTGGTTTCCTACCTGAACCTGAGTTTAGCATGTCTGGTACTGCTTCTCTTGGTCTCATGTATCGTCTACCTTCAACTCAACGATGGGCACAAGTTGTAGATGATCCTAATGTGATCTTTGAAGCGCAGGAAGATGCTGGTGGTTATGTATCAGCATCCAACAACCTTCTAGGCAGAGCTATTGGAACTGACTATGTAGCGGGCTCTACAATTACTGGTGTTTCACAAGCTACAATTAAATCTAGTGATGTTCAGAATGCTGCAGTTCGGCCTTGGAAAGTAGTGCGATTTGTTCCACGTCCCGACAACTTTAACTTCGTGGCTGGTGAGAACCCAACCAATGCTAAGTACGAGATTCTTCCTTTCTATTGGGATCTATCTCTTGCATATGCGGCTGGTACTTCTTCATCCGCAACTCTAGTTATCGGCGCTTAATAGGAGGAATAAATGGCTCTAATCACTTCAGGTACTTTTAGTAAAGCCCTCTGGCCTGGCGTTAATAAGTGGTATGGTAAAGCATACGACGAATTCCCAGTAGAGTGGACTGATCTTTTCGACAAGCATACAAGCCGTAAGGCGTTCGAAGAGGATGTTGGTGTTAGCGGATTTGGTCTAGCGGCTGTTAAGCCAGAAGGCCAAAGCGTCCAGTACGATACTGAACAGCAGGCTTACATCACCCGTTACACACATATTGTTTATGGTCTTGGTTTCATGGTCACTCGTGAAGCTCTAGAAGATGATCAGTATGATGTTGTAGCGGAGAAACGTGCTCGTGGTCTTGCATTCTCAATGCGTCAGACCAAAGAAATCGTATGCGCAAACGTATACAACCGGGCATTTACTGCCGGTTATAATGGTGGTGATGGTGTTACCCTTGGTAATGCTGCTCACCCCAATGCTGTTGGTGGCACATGGAGTAACATCCTAGCAACTGCTGCAAACCTCAGTGAAGCTGCTCTTGAGCAGGCTATCATCGATACTGGTAAGTGGACTAATGATCGAGGCCTACGCATCGCCGTAATGCCCAAGTCACTCCATATTCCAGTTGATCTTCAGTTTGAAGCAGAGCGTATTATGAAGTCCCAGTATCGTATCGGTACTTCTAATAACGATATCAGTGCTCTTGTGTCAATGGGCAAGTTCCCTGGTGGTGTGAAGGTAAATCACTACTTTACTTCCTCGACTGCTTGGTTCCTACGTACCAATGTCCAAGATGGCATGAAGTATTTCTCTCGTCGAGATGATGCATTTGAAGAGGATAATGCCTTTGATAATGATACTGCGAAGTTCAAGGCAACCTGCCGCTATAGTGTAGGTTGGACTGATCCTCGTGGTTTCTATGGCACCCCGGGTGTCTAGCAAACAATGACAAATAAAGAGTACCATAAACTTTGGTGGGCAAAGAATAAAGATAAATTAAAAAAGTATCGAAAAGCTGCCGACCTAAAAAAGAACTACGGAATTTCATTAGAACAATATAATGAAATGTTAGTGGCTCAAGGTGCTCTTTGTTTTATTTGTAAGCAACCTGAGACTCAAGAGCATCCTAAATCAGGATTACCATATCAGTTGTCTGTAGATCATTGCCACACAACAAATAAAATTCGATCTCTTTTATGTAATAATTGTAATCGAACTTTAGGAATGGTGAATGATAATATAGAATTACTACAAAAGATGATTGATTATGTTAATTTGCATAAGAATCCCGGCGTATAATCGGTTTGGGGTGTTGCACTAAACTTAAATGTAAGAACTGAGTGCGCTTACAGCCCCGCTTTTTAGGAGAATCAAATGTCATTTGACTATACAGTTCCAACACAGAATAGCTATGAAACTACCACATTTGGTAGTAAAGTAGTTCTTGCAAAATCTGCAAAAATAGATATCGCTGCCGGCTCCGGCGGAGCCACAGCAACAGATTATGATCTTGGTTTCACACTTCCAAAAGGTGCTCAACCAATCCTAGTAACTTTACAAGTAAATACAGCACTTTCCGGTGGTACTGTATCTGCTGCCACTATTGCAATTAAAAGTGGGTCTACTTCTATATATAGCAACCTTAATGTGTTTGCTACTGGAAGTTTCCTGGGTTTAAATAGTAATGCAAACGGATCTTTAAGTACCATCTTAGCCTCAGATCAAAGGTATTCTTATAACCTAACTTTAACTGGCACGGGCCCAGCCACTGCTGGTGTATTCTGGGTCACCGTATTTTACGTAATGTAAGGTGAGATATGGCTACAGTTAAAGTGGGTGGGCGCCCATCTATTGAAATAAATGGTGGGCCTAAAATTGAAGATATTGAGTCTACTGGTGGGGCCTTACATGTAAACAATGTAGCCAATGAGCCTGGAATGGACTCTGCATTTGATCGTACCTGGGGAGGGGGCATGGCTAAAACTGTGTCTCTTTCTGCTGATGGTCAGGTGGGGGTTGCTGGTCCCTGTATCTATTATGGTTATATTGTTACCACAGCCCTATCAGCCGCTGTGTGTAATGTGCGAGATGCTACTGCTGCAGGCACAGGTACTATTGTAGATATTGTTGCGGCCTCAGCCGCTGCCGGAGTTCAAAATAGACTGGCAACGGGTATTTATTGCGCCAATGGCTGCTATGCTGACTTTGCTGGTACTGGAACAGTAACCTTCTTCTATCAACAACTCTAATGGCTACATTTAGAGTAAATCCTAATTCTTCCACAAACGGATCCGGGACTATCTCAGATCCATACAACACTTGGGCATCTGTAACATTTTCTTCTGGAAATACATATCTACAAGATTCCGGAACAATTTGGAAAGGTAGAATAAACATTCCCGTAGGAGTTACTGGGGTTTATTTAGGGGCTTATGGTGCTGGGCCCCGCCCAAAAATAGATGCGGATACAAATGATAGATGTATTTTTGTAAATAATACCGCGGATAATGGAACAATAGATGGATTTGAGTTCTACGGCGCTAACGCAATTCGACTAGTTTCCATAGGACAGTCCGATACTTTGCCCGCCCATGGTTGGACAATCAAAAATTGTTATTTTCATGATAATAAAATAGATTTGACTCAAGATTCTAATGGACTTCAAGTCTTTGGAAATGATCATAAGATTCTATATAATATCTTTGAAAATATTTCTTGCGATGCTCTTTGGATGCAGGGAACACGCTTTATAGTTAAAGGAAACTATGTATCTAATATAGGTCTAGATAATCGCCAAAATGGAGATTGTATGCAGTTTTTTGGAAATGCTACTCTTCCGGGCGGAAATTGGTTAATTACAGATAATTATTTAGATCATGGTAGGGGGGCATTTAAACAGGCTATTATTGTAACAGAGCAGTCCGGAGCTTCTAATGTGACAGTTCAGAATAATATTTGTATAATGCCGATTTGGAAAAATCAATGGTCAAATCAGGGAAATGTTATTTTTGCTGATGTTGTTGGGGCAGTCATTCGAGGTAATCTAGTTAGAGGTGGAAAATATGGAATCTATTGTCAGCAGAATAATGTAAAAGTCCATAATAATGTTGTTATTGATTCTGAATGGGCTATAACACAAAGTTCGGCTATAACAGGAATGGATCCCAAAGGGAATACAATTGTAAATGCTCAAGAGGGAATTTATGCAGATAATGATACTGGCGTCTCTGCTCAAGGTAATATCTTAGTAAATATCAGAAATAGGGCCATTGGACTAGAGGGCGGCTCCTCAGAAAACTATAACTGTTTCTGGAATTGCTTTACTAATGTATCTAGTCTGGGGGGAGGAACTCCAACTTCTGGGGGAAATTCAATCACTGAAAATCCAAAGCTAACTCCCAGTATGACTCCAACAAATCCTAATTGTCTCGGAGTAGTCCCCAAAGTAACAGAACTGGACTTTAATCAAAATCGTCGTAGAGCCCTCACTAACATGGGGGCTATTGAAACATATCCAGCACGCACCGTTGGAACACGAACAATTTCCAGGAGAGCACCTAGGTAATGGCTACATATTATTATAATTGGGTTACTGGAAGTAATTCTACTGGAGATGGCAGTTTAGGTAATCCTTGGAAGTTTCCTATTTCTAGTCATGGTGCTGCGGGAGATACTTTCCTTCTTCGTAGGGGGCAGACTTTTTACACTAGCACTCAATTTGGCTGGACTCCACGCATGGCTAACGGAGTTAATGGATTATGGACTACAGTAGACACTTATGGAGATTCTGATACTCAACTTGCTGGATTTGATAGTTATCATCCGACTGGTCCCACAATCAATATAAGTGCGTCTCTTACAGAAAATTCAAACCTAAGATTTAAGAATCTTTGGGTTAAAGCCACAAGCCATACGAGCATTCCATTATTTATTCATGCAAACCAAACAGATATTAGAAATGTAGAGGTAATTGGATGTCGAATTACTGGACGTCCCGGAGGAAGTAAAAACGCTCTCCTTTATATTTCAAGTGATTTCCCAGAGACTATGCTATGCTATAATATTTTAGCAGACTCCTGTATTATGGAAAATAGTCCTGGTCACGGTGCTTTCGTAGTTTCTACTATTGGAATGACATACAGAAACTGTATTGCTAGGAATAATGGTCTAGAAGAAGGTGCTCATGGGTTTAGTTCTGTTAGACAAAGAACTAATATTACTTCTGGATGGTCTGGTGGACCATCAATATATACACAATCTTTTTCATATACTGATATATCTTCTGTTACTCTTATTTCAGGAAGTTCTACTAACACATATCCAAGATTGAATAAAAATACAGCTTCCCCAACAAATCCAAGTCCTGGAGAGTTCGGATATACTGGAGGAGTTCTATATGTAAATTTAAATGGGGCAGATCCTAATGGACAAACTCTTAATGCTGCATACGGAACTTTAACAAATGTTAGATATGAATACTGTGAAGCTTATGATAATAATGCGTTTTCAAATTATCCGTACTGGGAAGGGCACGGAATTGCTTTAGATGATTACACAGGAGAATCTAAAGTTATAGGATGTCATTTATACAATAATCAGGGAGCTGGACTATCTATTAATCGTGGGGATAATAATGATGTTTTTGGCAACTTAATCTATGGAAATTTACTTTCCGGAATTCAGATAAGTAGAGGAAAAAACAATCGGGTTTATAATAACACTGTTGTGAACAACAATCAAGCAAACACATTATATGGATATACTTCTTCTGCAATAGCTGCAGTGAGTGCAAATTCGATGTCTACCGGAACAAATATTCAAAACAATATAGTTACTACCCAATTAGCTTATGGAATAACTATAGACTCTCAGAGTAACTCTGGATCTTCTGCAGATAGAAATAATATTACTGGATTTAAAACCTCAGCCGTAAATGGAATTACAGCAACTAACACCACACAACTAGATCCCCAACTCTCTCCACTTTATGTTCCACAAACTGGGCTTCAAGGAATCGGGAATACTTTAGGGGGTAGGGATTTTTATAACAAGCCTTTTAAAGCTGCTCCAACACTGGGGGCCATAGAGGTATACACATCAAATAATACAATAACAACACATAGGGGAGTAGCAGGATAATGGTACAGACCAAAAATGGATTGATTGAAGATTCTGAATTACAAGTAATTGACCATATCCAAGAAGATGAGAAGGCTCGGTATATCGCTACTGAATGGTATCACAATGGGGAGCTTGTTCGAAGAGATGCTTGGGTAAATCTAAAACAAGGACTTTCTATGGAAGGGGCACAAAACAATGGCTAACACTGCAGCCGTATGCACATCATTCAAAAGTGAGATTCTCACAGCTACACATAATCTTAATTCACACTCTCTTAAGTTTGCTCTATACCTAGCTTCCGCCACAGTTAATGGGAGCACTACAGTGTATAGTTCTACAGGAGAAGTTACTGGAACAAACTATACTGCTGGGGGCGCTGCTGTAACTAATGGCACTGTAGCCACTTCGGGGACTACAGCATACTGGACCCCATCAGCAAACGTAACTTGGAGTACTGTAACTCTATCTACAGCCTTTGATGCCGCTCTACTCTATAATACATCCGCCACAGATAAAGCAATCGCAGTGTTTACGTTTAGCTCACAGACAGTAACAGCAGGTAATTTTACCCTTACCATGCCTACTAATAACTCTTCAGATGCTCTCCTTCGGATTCAGTAATGGCTACTACAACAGTTAATTATGCCACCAAGGCTACAATTACTATTGGACTGGCTACTACTCCACTAGCTACAAGTTCTACTTTTGTTCTTGGAAGAGAGTCTAATGAAATTGACAATACTACTAACAAGTATTTAGATGCTTTGGTTCAAGGAAAAGTAACTGTTGGAACTTCTCCAACATCTAGTACACAGATTCAAGTCTGGGTGTACGGATCTGACACCTCTCTAGCTACATCCCCTCTAGATGTTCTTGATGGTGCGGATTCAGATGAAACAATGACTTCTGGCGGTATTCGTGATGCTGTGCTTAAACAGGGAGCTATTATAGCGGTAGATTCTACCACATCTAATAGAACATACTTTGTTGGGTCTTTTAGTGTTGCTAATCTTTTTGGTGGAACTATGCCAAAGTATTGGGGTTTGTTTGTAACTCATAACACAGGTACTGCTTTAAACTCCACAGCATCCAATCATGAGTTTACCTTTACTGGAATTAAGTACGACATCGCATAATCCATTTTGAGGACACGCACAGAATGTCTTTAACTACACAAGAAATATCGACAATAATTCAAAATTCTGCCCCACTAACTGCTTTAGCGGAACAGGGAAAAACACAAGAAATTGCTGATTTGATTAACTCAAATCGTACTCAAGTAGTGAGTGTTGTTCTTCCGGCTGGAAAATTTCATGATATGTATCCGGAAGGCCCAATTGCTGCTGAGACTATTCTGGTTAAAATTGAAAATATTCAAACCAAACTTTTGGGTGGTGATGCCGAGCAGAGGGTTATTGGATCTTTTCTACGTAGGCAACTAGCTCGTTTTGATCGAGATGGTATTGATTTCGGATCTCCTTCATTTAGAACTGTTCTAGATCTTCTTCTACAACTTGGAGAATTAACAGATGTAGAGATTACAGCACTTAAACAGCTAGCTGTATCCAATGTAAAAATCACACATACTGATGTTGGAGAAGCTCTTAAGCTCAAAGGGGCAGGTAAATAATGTTAGGACGTAATTTTAGATTTCGAGTTAGTAATACACAAAACCAAAACATAACTGTTGTTTTAACTTATCGTCCCTGGAAGTTTAGTTCTACTGGAGCTATTACATATGGCTCTGAAGTAACTGCTATCAGTTCCACCTCAGTATCAGCGACTACTGGAACTACAGTCCAAACAGCAGTAGATAATTCAACAGATCTAAACATGGGGGCCGATCTTACAATTTCCATGACTGCAGCAAGTGCTACTAATGGCACTGGGGCTGTTTTCGTCACTCTCGAAAGATCTACTGATGGGGGAACTACTTGGCCAACTGCTGGTCTTGGAGAACCCGTGGGAGCATATACAGTCACTGCAGCAGATTCTACCAGTGCTCGTCTAGCTAACTACCGCGTAGATTAATGCTAAAGCGTAGGATTCCTTGGGATAAGCAACCTTCTTTTCCTGGAGATATTAGTCCGGGATTTAGATGGGACGTACTCATAAATCAAGCTTTTCCCCATGTAAATTCGGCTAGAAGAAACGCAATAACTCCCAGAGGCTCCATGCTTGTTGGGAAAGGTGGAGTTGGAAGAAATTGGTACGGAGCAAACTGCCTAGAGCAAATCACTGTCCCACTACCAACTACATCCACCGGATACACTATCCTTTGGGTGGGGCCGATGAATGTTTCAAACACTGGAACGCCGGTCTCAGTTCTTCGTATTACGGGTGGCGGTTTTCGATTTGAGCCTTACACGACTTTCGGGGGTGCTTATGTGACATTTACTCATACTGGTGTCGCAGGAACTACTCCTCCATTTTCCTCTGGAGTATCTTGGGATCATCGTAATGATGCTTGGGTTTACATGGCCACTTACGATGGAACAACTGTTTGGCAGGCTCTTCTAACTCCGAATGGAGCATACGAAGAAACTACAAATACTGTTGGGATGAATGCCGGTACCGGAACATTAGATCTATCTACTTCTTCAGGCTCTTTCGGAGCATATTTAGTTGGATATGCTCAACGACCAATGGATATCGCGTTACGTCGTAAGATCATGCGACTTCCTTGGAGTGTGTATGAAAAGACTGTATATGAGATCCAACCCGATGGTGGAGGTGGTGGAGGTTCTGTTAACCTAACGGGTCAGGCTGTTACAGCATCTCGTGGAATATTAGTTCCTGTTAATGCCATTATATTAAATGGGCAAGTAATTACCTCAGCACGAGGAACTCTAGTTCCAGCATTAGCTAGAACTTTAACTGGTCAAGCTGTAACTATAAATAGAGGTGCATTAACACCCTCTATAGGAAACGTAGTGGCTCTATCTGGGCTAGCTGTAACTCTCTCTCGTGGCACTTTAATTCCAGCAACAGCCGTCCCACTGACTGGACAAGCTGTTACGGCTTCTAGAGGAACTCTAGTTCCCCTTATAGGGAACGGAGTTGTTCTCTCCGGCCAAGCATTAACTGTTAGTACAGGAAGCCTAAAAGCTAATCTAGCTATTGGTCTTCTTGGCCAAGCCATTACTTCTTCTCGTGGAACTCTTACCCCATCTGTTGGAGGAAATGTATCAGTCAATTTAACGGGATCTTCAGTAACTATATCACGAGGAACTCTAGGGACGTCTCTCGGAGACCCTCCGGAAACAATTACATTTTCCTGGTCTAAAGAAGGTGCTGTATTTACCTTCAGAAAGAACACAACCTTATTTGAGTTTGACTAATGTCATATAACTATGTAGAGGGGCTTGCATACAGCTTAGATCCAGCAACTAGGTTAAACAGAGCTTTCCCGGATTTACCTGGATCTACTCCATATAATGTAAATCCAGTTATTTCTTATGATGTTGGAACAAACTCAATATATAGAAATAGTACTTCTGGAAATTCTGGTGTAGATTATTATCTTCCATATGACATCAATCCGAATGATTATGCAGTGTATGCTGAATTTTATATTGGAAGTGCATCTACTGGATATACAAATAGTCTTTCCTTTTTTAACCTTTTAAATTTGTGTTCAGCATCTTTAAGTCAAACAGAATCAGTAACTCTCCCAAGCGGCCCAACCAGTGTTCTAAATACAACCACGATGACTGCAACAGGCAAGGGAACAAGACTAGACACAATTACCCAGTCTTCTTTTGTAACTCCTCCGATCTCTGTTGGAGCAACTGATTTTATTGCAGCTTCTGGATTATGTGATGGTAATTCAGGAAATTCATACGCAAATGGATGGCACTCTGCTTTAGTTATCTACAGAGGTAATAGTGATTCTGGTATTCAGTATTATTTAGATGGAGTTCTTAAGTTTCAAGGAAGTACATATCGTCCACTATCCCAGTCGAATCCATTTCTAAAGGATCTACGGATTTTTGGTGCGGCTGCTGGTTCTGGGGGAAGTCCGAATGTGTACTTAAGAGTTCTTAATATTTATAGTGAAGTCTTCGGATTATCCACAGTAACTTTATCCTCTACAACGCCATCCCAAGGACAATTACCAAGATCTTATTATTCAACTAGAAATAAAGTACAGAGACTTCTTACTTCAGCTTCAACAGGAGGGGGCGGTAATGTAAGTGTGCCCCTTTCAGGAATCGAAGTAAGAACAGATTCACATAGATTTTATTATCCTCGCCCAAACAAAATGACATTCAAACTCCGAGGAGGAAGTAATGGATAAAGTAGTGGCAGGTACTACTGCCTACCTAACAGTAGATTTTAAAGATAAGGATGGTGAGCCTGCCATTCCCTCAACAGTAAGTTATAAAGTAGACAACCTTGGAACAGGAGCAGTTATTCGTGCCAGCACTTCAGCAACTCCATCCTCTAGTGTGGAGATTGTTTTAACTGCTGGTGTAGATACAGCTTCTCCTGGACCGGACTTTACATACGACATACGTAGAGTGATAGTGACAGCTACTTATAGTGGCTCTGCTCAAGTTGTTGATTACTATGATTTCCAAGTAATTAATCCGGAGCGTGCATAATGTTTAAAAAGACATACTTCAAATCCGGTGATTGGAATGCTATCTGTGATGTATGTGGATTTAAGTTTAAAGCATCCAAGCTGCAAAAGCGTTGGGATGGTCTCATGGTGTGTAATCAAGACTTTGAGCTTCGTCATCCACAAGACTTTATTCGTCCAATCAAAGAGAACATCTCAGTTCCCTGGACTCGTCCCCGATCAGAGGGAGATGATGTAGGAACTGTTGGCCCCACAGCGGGAGAGCTTTTTCCATCCACATATAATCAGAATCCGGTATGAGTGATAATGACAATGACACACAACGTCTCCTAGGAGAACTTCATGGAAATTCAGAAACAACAAAGGAGAAACTTGACAAGTTGGAAGAAAAAGTCGATAATCTTCGAGAAGATTTCACAAAGCTTCTCAGCGAGATATCGTTATATAAAACAGTGGTCAAAACAGTTCGGGCTATTCTTCTCACAATTGTGGCTATTGCAGCCTTCAAGTTTGGAGATATATCTGGTCATTGGGCTGGCTTTTTTGACGGGAAGTAATTATGCCAACATCCGGTAATTATCAACTTACAACCTCTCGTAATAGTATCATCGAAGACGCAGCGGAAGTTGCTGGTATTCTTGATCCTGATGGTGGAGGTCTCACTAGCATCCAATACACTCGGATTGCTCGCTACTTAAACAACATGATTAAATCCTGGCAAGCAGATGGTATGCAAGTCTGGATTCGCAAGATGTTCGGGATTATCCTTGAAGAGGGCAAAATCTCTTACTCCATGTCTAACGTAAGCTCAGCTTATTCAGAACATTCCTTTGCTAACAGTTATACAAGAACCACACTAACTTCAGGATCAGGCACTGCTATTGTAATCCCATCTACATCCGGTATGGTAGCTACCTCCACCTTCTCGGGAAATCCCACTAGATTAGCTATCGAGAAAACTGATGGTACTTATTTCTTCGGGCAGATCGCTTCTGTAGATAGTGCTACTGGACTTACTTTAGTTGCTGGCGGCTCTGACTATTTAGTTGGAGGTAACGTATATTACTATACAGATTTGGCTCCAAGAATGTCTAGAGTATATGGAGGTTATCTACGAAATCAACAAGGATTTGATACTCCAATCAAGATTCTTACTCGGGAAGAATATAACCTCTTTGGTGTGAAGAACTCTCAAGGAACACCCACCCAAATTTTCTATGATATGGGATTTGACAATGGCACTCTGTATGTTTTCCCAGTAGTCAATACTAATGGTTACACTCTGATTCTAGAGGGCATGTATCCCTACCAGACATTTGAAGACTCAAGCACAGCCCCAGATTTTCCTGAAGAGTGGCAAAATGCCATCATCTACGGACTAGCTGTAGAGATTGGATATCGCTATGGTATGGATGAAAAGCGACTGGAGAAGATTGAGAAAGTAGCTCTCTACTGGCGCAATCTAGCTCTTGGAATGTCTCAAGAAGCTTCTGTCTACCTACAACCCACAGTGAATTGGTATGGCAAAGAGTAATTTAATTGATATTTCTTGGAAATCCTCAAGGTCTCCATTCGTAGGAGTATTAGCGAATCGGGATACCGGAGTCAAGGATCAGCGATATGTAAATGTATTCGTAGATCGTCTTGAAAATGTGGACTCTGGTGATGCTCGATTCTATATTGTAAAGCGGCCGGGTCTAAGTGAACATAGCCGACCATCTTCTGCAGATGGCGTAGGAAGGGGGATCTTTACATGGAATGGAAATCTTTATGCGGTTATTGGAAACAAGATCTACAAAAACAGTTCATTATTATCCGCGACCCTGAACACAAGCACTGGTACGGTATCATTCTCAGAGACTACGGCTATAGCTAGCACACGTTATCTAGCTATTAATGATGGAACTGCACTTTACCTGGTGAAAACTGATGATACTATTACAACAATCCAATCTGGTCAGGTGCAGACGATCACAGTTACTGCTGGTGGTTCTGGATATTCATCTGCTCCTACTGTTAGCTTCACTGGCGGCGGAGGCACTGGCGTAGCCGCTACCGCTGTCGTGAATGCCGGAGCAGTTACTGCGATCACAATTACTAACAGAGGCTCTGGTTATACATCACTTCCAACAGTATCTTTCTCTGGTGGAGGTGGTACAGGAGCAGCAGCCACTGCTGATCTTACAGGGCTCCCAGCAGCAATGCTACCACAGATCGAGTTCCTTAACGGGTACATGATTGTAGCTACTGCTTCCGGAAGAATCCACAACAGTGCTCTAGAAGACCCTACCACTTGGCAAGATTCTGATTATATTCAAGCACAAAGTTTTCCAGATGATCTCGTTGCTCTCACTCGACAGAATGATATGATTATGGCTTTGGGAACAAAGTCAGTAGAATTCTTCGTAGACGTGGCTGGAACTTCTCCTGGATCATTCATGGGAAGACTTGATCAAGGTACTCTACAGATCGGGTGTGCCTCTACATTTAGTGTAGTTTCTCCAGAGAATAACATCTTCTGGGTATCTAGTTCTGATACTGGTGGTTATACAGTACAGCGGCTGGATGGCATTGCTAATATTGAAAAGATCTCTTCTGAGGTTCTAGAACGATTCCTGAATGCAGAAGAAACTAACATCGAAGATTGTTATGCTTACCCGATGCGTACTGCAGGACATTATTTCTATGTGTTAACCCTTCCCTCTATTAATAGGACTTTCGTATATGACATTGAAGAAAAACGATGGACAGAGTGGTCTTCAGGTTCCACTGGAAGATTTAAGTACGTCTATTGCGCTCAATACCTCGGAACTGCTTACTTACAGCACGAAAGTAATGGTAGAATATATAAAGTTTCTCCACAAGTGTACCGAGATGGTTCCTCCGACATTGTCGTCACTCTTCAAACTGCCCCAGTAGATTACGACACTCAGGCTAGGAAATTCTATAGAAGCTTTGAAGTATTCGGAGATATGGATGATGATTATTCAACATTCACTCTGGAATACTCCGGAGATAATTACAGAACTTGGTCTACTCCTAGAGAATTCACGAACCAATTCAGAATGTTAGTTCAGCAGCTTGGTCAAGATCGTCGTAGGGCTTGGAGAATCAAACACCAGAATAACCGGCCAATGCGACTAGAGGGCTTTGAAATTATGTACCAAGAGGGCTCATACTAATGGCTAATACCATTCGTCCAGTACCTCTACAGGACATTAAACAGCTTCCTCTTCCATACCAACGCTGGTTCGATAATCTCCGCAGAATTGTCGAGAATGAAATTACTGGAGTTATCCCCTGGACACAGGTAGATAAGGCTGGGGCCAACATCACAGACATTCCTAGTAGGAATCATAATGATCTTACAGCATTTGATGGAGGTTCTTCTGGAGAGCGGTATCATCTTACTGCTAGCCAGCATTCTACTTATACTGATCTAACAACCTATACAACTAACCAGACAATCTCTTCTTCAAATGGTTATGTACTCTGTGATGCTACAGCAGGAAACATTGTAATTACTCTTCCTGCAGCATCTTTACGTAAGCGATTTCACATTAAGAAGACTGACAGTTCAGTCAACACAGTTACTATATCCAGAGCAGGATCAAATACAATTGAGGGAAGTACCTCATTGACATTAACTAGCCAGTATAATTCATACACTATTTATAGTGATGGTAACTCTACCTGGTATATAGAAGGACAGACATAATGGCCGCTTACTACGGATATGGGGGTCAACAAGGGTTTACCCCAGTAAACACAGCACTATCACGCAGGTTTGGTGATACTCCGGGAGGGACCGGGGGACCAGAACACGCAGGAATGTTTTCATTTAAGGGTGATGGTGGGAGAGATCAGTATTTTCTTCCAGATCGCTATAAGGCGGGTAACCTATGGAGTTCCGCCTCTCCAAATGCTGATTATATTAAATCCATTGGAGGTAGGGAATATACTACTCCTACAGGAAGTACCACAACCACTAATACCAGTAATCCTTGGGGACAGAATTTTAATTCTCCAGTAACAGAAAACTGGGGAGGTCAGAAAGGTTGGGTGTTTGATCAAATGCCGGATTGGGCTAAGATCGAAGAAAACTCTAACTTTCTAGGTGGAAGAGGAACATCTAATAGGTCTTTCAATGAAGGCCTACTTGCTCTAGCGGCCGCTGTTACTGGTGGATCTTCCCTTGCAGGTATGGGAGGGGGAGCCAGTGCTTCAGGTGGAACTACTGCCATATCTGGTGGCGGCTCTCTTGCCACCTCTGCTCCTACTGCTGGTGGAGCATTGGCTACAGGTGGTGGAGGTGCTGCAGGAGCGGGTGGAGCTATGAATCTATCTGGTTCGATTCCATCAATGGCCGGATCTTCTACAATGGGAGGCTCCGGTGTCGGAGCTTTTGGTGGTGCTGGAACTCTTTCCGGAGCAGGGGCTGCCACCACTGGAGCTAGCGGATTTGCTGGTCTTGGTGAAGCTCTAAGTAGCGGTGCTAGTTGGCTTAAGGGGAATGTGGGTCTTCCTGGAGCCCTTGGTATTGCTGATCTAGGTCTCCGTATTCGTCAAGGTAACCAACTAGAAGATATCGCCAATCGTGCTGCAGATCGATCTGATGCGCTTTCTCAACCAAAGAGATTTCCATACCAGAATCTTCTTGGTGAATATATGCTTGGCGGTAAATCTATCGCTGAGCAGCCTTATGTAAAAGCTAACATGGACTTCGCACTAGATCAGGCTCGGGCAAATATGGCCCGTACTGGTAAGTCTGGTGGGGGTGGCGCTGAACGGGAAATCATTGATTACACTAATAAAGCTTTCGAAGCTTCTGCTCTGCCATATCTTCAACAACTTTCTGGTAATGCTGGATTCGGATTCGGTCCTGGGAACGCTGGTAGTGTCTATGGTCAATATGCTTCTGGTGCCACTGCTGCCCCAATCGTAGGGCTTAATGACCTAGCGCGTGCCTTTGGTTATGGACAAGGTTCTCCTTCTTGGCAGGGTCGTGCTTATAACTCTCAACAACAGATGTTTGGAGATGGTCCAGGTCGTAGCTGGACTATTTCATAAGGAGGCATTATGGAATATATTAATCCTACCTCCGTAGCTGGAATGTTTAATCAGCCTAAAGATACGTCTCTTCCAGGTTCTGGTTACGGCCTTACTCAGGGCTTCCTAGAAGGACAGGCTGCTGCTAGGTCTATGGACTTTCTTGATATGGCTCAGGCCAAGCAGGCTCAAGACTATGTGGGCAAGCAGTTTGATATGCAGAAGGCTTGGGAAGATCGACCATTTGAGCTAGAAAAGCGTGGAGTAGAGCTTGACAACAGTCGTGCTGTAGCTCAAGGAAATCGTCTTTCCAATCAACAGAAAGAGCAAGCTCTTGAAAACATTAAGAAACAAAACAAGCTAGATTCTATCATGTCTTTTGGCTCTGCTGCGGATCGATTTGCTGCAGCTAAGAATCCCCTTGAGCAGAAGATGGCTTGGGATAATTATGTACGTATGCACAAGTTTGCAGGTCTCCCCGTGGATGATGATCTAACTTGGGATGGTAATCCAGAGACTTGGCAGAACATTGTACAAGCTTCTCAGTTAGCTCGGGAACTTGCTTCTT